GTGTCGCGGTCCACTTCATTCGGACCCAGCTTCGCAGTCATGTCTGTCATAAACGCGATGACGCGAACTTGACCGGTGGCAACAGCGGTGTCTCCGACAGTGGCCAGCTTGACATCAATCGTGTCAGCAGCCGAGGCCGGGTTCACAGTGTTGGCACCGAACGGAGCTAGGCCGTTCGACCCGATGGCGAGAAAGCCCGTGCTGGTGGCGTCACCGCCATCGATGAAGTCGTCACCGGCAGCGATATCGATGTCGAGCGTGCAGACCGAGCTATTCGCAGCGACCAGCACTTCGGCAGCGGCACCATGCAACATGGTGTTGGCAGGGACATCGATAACCTGGAAGATGTCACCAGCCGCCAGAGCGGAGCCTTTCGCGGTGGTGGCCTCCGCAAAGTCGAGCGTGAACTCGACCGTGTACGGCATTTGGGCACCCATGCGAGCCTTGTGGTTAATGGAGGTGGCGGCAGCGTTGCCCACGCCACCTACGGTCATATCAACAGTAGCCATGATAAACCTCCTTAACTGTGCAAGTTATAGGCAGCAGTCACAATCGCCTCGGGGCGAAGCAACTTACGGCCGTAGAGATGCAGCCCACGGACGACGTCGCTGAACGAATCGTTGTCACGATAGGACTCAACTTTCTCGATCTGCGAGGCAGTGGCGACGGCCGACTCGTGGCCGGCGATGACAACGCCGAAGTTCGAGGAAGAGCCAGCAGCAGCAACGGTGCCAGGACCGGTGCCGACCGACGGCAGGTTGTTGGACATATACAGGCGGAAGCCACGGATCAGGCCGGAGATAATTTGGCCGTTCCGCAGGATGTCGCCAGCGTCTTGCCCACCAGCAAAGTCGTTGTTCAACAGTTTGCTGTTTTCATCATTCAAGATCTCGGCAAAGACCGGATCGATGACAACCCAGCGACCGTCGCGGTCGACGTTTTGCTGATCCAACTTGCGGGCCATGCGGTTCAAGATCGCCAGGGCCGACGAGTTGGTGCTGGTCACGGACGAGGTGATCGGGATCGAGTTAGCGGTGGTCGAACCGATACCCATGTCGGTGGAGGTCAACTTCATGCTGTTAAGCAGGCCGTCGGCGTCGACAGTGCTAATCGGATCGGTGCCGGCTTTGTCACCAGCGACACGAGCCGTGCTGGCATTGGCGTGCAGCGAGGCTTGCTTGAAGCCGGCCATGTAACCCAGAACTTCTTGGTCGTATTGATCGCGCAGGCGGTAGCCGGCACGGTCGGTGGCCAAGGACTCGAAGTTGACGTGGCTGTGGGCTTCTTCAATGTCGTCGATTTTAAAAGCGAAGTAGTTCGCCTGGTCGACGACGAGAGTGAAGTCTTCATCGTCCAACTCTTGCGGGACGATTTGAGTGCCGCGCGAGTATTCTTGCACGGAGATCTCGGGTTCTTTGATGATGCGGACAGTGTCACCGAAGTTAGCGATCTCACCGAAGTAGTCGCTGTTGGTGATGTCCTCGACAACGCTGGTTTTACGAAACGCCTGCTGGACCTTCTTGCTGTAAATAATTGGCGAGAAGTTACCATTAGGCAGGTTAGCGTAACCAGCGGCTGAACGGAAAGCCATTGGTTCCTCCTATGGTTGTGCTTTCTGATAAAGTCCAGGGCATTCGTCACTTGCTGGGTGTCCGCAAAGCGGGGCCAGCGTGTCGAAGGGTAGCTAGGCTTGAGGGTTAGATGTGTAAGATGCGTAGCTCGGAATGCTCGACGAGGGACAACTTACAAGTGTATTAACAGTTTATAGTTATACTAATTTTTGTACAACTGTCAAGTGTTTTTTAGCGGGCAGCACCGGTGATGTCGAAAACGAAGGTGCCAGCACGGATTGACTCTTCGATATCGTCGGCCAGTCGCTCGTATTCGCGCTGCGACATCTTCTTGACCATCGACTCCGAGTACTTGCCACGTTGACCCGCTCGCTCATCGGCCTGACTGCGGCCGCGCGGATTGACGGTCTCGGCAGCATCGGCCTTCGCAGATGCCTGCTTCTTACGCGTTTTGACCTCTGCTTTGTATAGCGTGATCGCTTTCGAGCAAGACACGGCATCGTCTTCGTTGTCGTAGAGGGCGCTCTGTACCCACTTCGGCTGCACGGACGCCCACTCGTGGAACTCGGGGTCCTGCCGGATTTTGTCGAAATCAGGGTGGAGTTCTTTTAGCTCCTGCTCTGCCTTCTGCCGGTTGATGTTACGGCGCATGTCTTTGAGTTGCGCCATCTCTTTTTCGAGCGACTGCGCGGTCTCCTGGGACTTTTTCAGAGCGATGGTCTCTACCATCTGAGCGACGTCAGGATATTTGCGACTCCACTCCTCTAGCTCGTCCTCAGTTTTCGGCATACGCATCTCTTTTTTAGAGATGGTATCTAGCTGCTCCTGCATACGCGCGAGTTCTTTTTTGTGTTCTTCTTGCTGCTTTTGCGAGTGACGGCGCAGATCACCATAGCGTTTTTTGAAGGTTGCCTCTTCGGCATCTAGCCCGGTGGTATCGTCGTTGTCCGGGTCCTCTACGCTCTCTTGCTGATCGCGAGCGTTGCGAGCTTCAATCAGTTCTTGTAGCTCTCGCTCTTCGTCTTGCGCTCGGCGATATCGGCGCTTCGCCTGTACAACGTGTCCTTTTACGGACGGGTTAGCTTCGGGTTCGTGTTCTGTTTCCATAGACATGTGAGTCTCCTTGTTGGGGGCCGCAAGTAGCCTGCCCGACTGGCAGGGGTGTTGGGTAGCCCATCATCATTCTTCGAGTTGTTGTGCCTCGTCAAAATCATCTTCCTCGTCATCCTGTGCCGCCTCCATAGCGGCAGGGTCTTGTACGTCAGCGGTGGGGCTCTGTACGATCTCATTCATGCCAGTAGAAATCGGGTTGCCTCGGCCATCAGTAACTTGCGTCGTTCTGCCGTCAATGGTCTCGCCCGTCAGCGATACGTTCTGCACCATCAGCCCTTTTGCATCGAGATCGTCTTGAAATGCTTTCGCCGCACGAAGCTCGTCTGGCGTGCCGTCGAACATGCCTTGGATGGTTTCCATCGTAGTGCCGAAGGGCCCAGGCTGTTGTGTGATCGAAACCTTTTCGCCGTCGATCATAAACGTGTCTTGGGGGTTACGCGCAAAGTTGACCAGATTTCTCGCTTCATTTTCGAGAGTGACCTTATCAAGAACAGTGTTTGTAACCGGAATGGCTCGATCACCCAAAGAGGCTGGCGCGCCTTTCGCTGTAGTGATGCCAGCCAACGCTCCTGCTCCTGCTGCAATCGGTCCTGCGCCTAAAGCACCAAACACAGCGCCCACACCTCTTGCCGGACTAAAACTGCCCACAGGCGTCTCGATCATGGTAGGCTCAACTTGCGCCATTAGACCAGCGATAGCCGTCCGCGCGTCGTCTAAGTTAGAAATATCTAATGCTTTACGTCCGGGTTTTTCGGCGATGACATCCTTGAGTGCGTCAGACATTTGTGGCGCTTGCACAAAGTCGAGCATATAATCAGGAATTGCCGGACCAAAATTACTGAGGAACTCGTGGCTGTACGACGAATTAGCCATCACTTATCCTCTACAAAATCAGCCTGGCGCTCACCAGACGGCTCTTTGTTTGCAAAGTCCTCATCGACCATTTGCAGGCGGCCGTCCATCTGCATGTACATCAGGCCCATCTTCGCCTCATGCCTTAGTTGCTCTAGAAAACGGACGCCCCAGTAACGAACGACATCTGCCGGCATGACATACTCACCCTCAGACAGAAGCACGTCGACATCATCACGAACCTCTTCGGCTTCGCTGCCAGGAGGAATCTCGTTGCCAGACTCTTTGTCGTAGCCGACCACAACTTCAGGGGTCATCATGCCTAGACTAATGCCGATCATTGCGCTCGTCCTCCCATCATCATCGCCATCTGCTCCTCCTCCGATGGCATCTCTTCGACCGAATACTGCGGCGGTGCCTCGTTCATCATGCCGGTCATTTGCTGATCCACTGCATCTTCGGTACGCTCTTCCGGCTTTTCCTCTGGCTGCTCTGCGGCCTCTACCATGCCCTCGGGCGTCAGAATGTTCGCCACACTCGTGACGCTTTTGACCAGATCTTCGTTAGACATCGCGGTGGCCATCGCATCGACCGCAGCAAACGGTACTGTAAAGTCTGCCTGGGCTTGCGCGGCGTCTTTGTTTTTCGGGCCCGCCATGTCTGCGACGAACAAATCTTCAATATTTTGTTGCTCTGCGAACGGCTTGCCATCAGGGTCAATCACTGCAAGCATTGCCTGCTTGGTCGGTGTATCTGGCAAAGAAGACAGCATTTTAGCAAGGCGCACAAACTGCTCGCCCCCTTCTTCGACGACCTCTTTTAGTTTGCCGACCATCGCTTCGTCAGCTTCGATGCCGAGCCCTTTGATGGTTTCGACAGCGCCCTCAGTGTCACCACGCAGCGCCTCTACGACGGTCTGGGCTGCTTGTGGGTCAGCGACAACTCGAAACAACTGACGATCTTCTGGCGAAAGTCCTTTGCCTGCTAGATTGGTGCCCATCACCGTGGCGGCTAGAGGCTTGAGAAGCTGGCCCTCAGAGGACATGATCCGGGTCATCAAGACAGTCGGCACCATGAAACCGCCGATGTCGGCCATCAGCAACATGACATCGTTGTCGTCGGGGTCAGGGTCAGACAATACCTCTTGGAACTCGGCCATCTTTTTCGCGTTCGCGTCGAGAAAGCCGACGAGATCCTCTTCCGACATGCTAGAGGCGTAGCTCTCGAAGTCGCCATTCATCCCGGTCAAACCCGAGACTAGCGCGTAACCCAGACGCGTCGGAACGCCAGGTCCCTCTGTGCCCATCGCGGCATCATCTACCATAGCCATCATTTTTCCCTTTTTAAATCTGCTAAAACATTTTCTTTGAGATTTAGCAGTTGCCGCAAGCATCTGACGGAGCCTTGCGTCCTATACATCGTCTCAGCGTCTGGGGCTGTTTCGAGTATCCTGAGATGTTTATCGAGCATCTCGTATAGGTATTTTTCGTATTTATCGTAGGCGGGGTGGCTGACCGATGCGGCCAGTTCTTTGTACGACGTCTCTTTCATAGATTACCCTAGTCCTGGTGGCAGGCCCGCGCCCGGTGGCGGCTCCTGTAGGTTGCCGGTAAACTGCTCTTCGCCAGGCACAGCAGCCGCTCCGACGCCTACCTGGCCGCCTCCCCCGCCAGTCATGTCCATCTGCCCTTGCGGCTGCGGATCAGGCCCTGGCTGCTCTTGCTGGGCCTGCTGCATCAAGATTGCCTGGCGCAGCATTTCTTCTGGCGTGTTTGTGACTTTTTCTGGATCAAGGTTCATCGCCCGTGCAATCTCTCGGATAATGTACGGAAACTTAGCAAACGGTGCGAGGACCGGGTTGCTCGTAATCTGCAAGAACGACATCAGGCGCTGAGAGCGCACTTCGTTCTGCATCAGACTATCGAGGCCCCTCGCGCGCACCTCTAGGTCGCCTTTAACGTCGGGGTTAAAGTTAAACTGCATGTTGAACTGGAACATCGCCTGGCCCAAAGGTTTCAGCATGTAATCGTCGAAGTTCTTTACGACTGTTTTGATTGATCCGGCCGCTGCGCCCATGAGCATAGAGATGCCGGCAGCAGTACGTCCGATGCCGGTCACGCCGGTCTGACCGTGAGAAAACGAAGGGATGCCGGTAGATTCATCAGCAAGGACACGCGCTTTGTCGAACAGCATCATGTTTTCTGACGACACGTTCGGGAACTTAGTACCGAAGATTGCCTGCCCTGGCGCACCGCCCTGCCGACGGAAGACTTTACCGGGATAGACTGTCAGGTCTTGCCCCGGCGTCAGGTTCGTTTCGTCTACTTCGATCAACAGATTGCCAGACAGCACGGCGTTGTCGACGGCCATCCGCATAAAGCCATTCATCAAAGTCTGCGTATCATCCATGTTCTCGCCGACACCGATGCCGAAGATATTGTACGGATTGACCTCGTAGGGGCACGCCTGATACGGCA